TTCCAAATTATATTTAGTTCTTTTATCCACGATTTTATTTTTCTAGGATTGCATGTGCAAGGTTTGTGGTATTTATGATTATAATATTTTGCATGCAATTGGCATACTAATTCAAACTCATTACCTTGCAAAGTGTTCTTTGGTTCGGCCCTAAAACTGCTCCAGCTTTCAAAATCTTCTTTGTTAAATTTTACCATCTGTCTATTTTTATTTGATTTAACTTTTTTCTTCTATTGTTGCAATCACATTTAGTCCCCCTAATTTTGTGGTATACATCCACCAGATATTTAATGCCGGTATATTTAGTAAAATAATAAATTATGTTCCCTATTTTCATAATAATTTTTTTAAGTGTTTTTTAACTTTCCTATATGTGTTATATATACTATGGTAATTAATTAAACTTATCCTAGATAGTTCTGCCATAGTTTCTCCCCCATTAATTATTTCAAATATTTTACGGTCGTACCAGTACATTCTTGATAACTCTTTTTGTATTTTATTATATGGCTCTTGATAATCTACGTCTATTGTTGTTAAATGAATATTGTCTATTGGTACAATTGTAATATTTTTGCTTTTCCTTTTTAAATCATAATATAATGTTCTTAAGGTTAAAAAAACGTAATAATGATTTATTTCATTTTTATTGTACATTATATTTAAGCCTTTTTTTTTAATTAAAAGCATAATTTTTATGTACATTTCTTGCACTAAATCTTCGGCTTGTTCTTTATTACACCCAAAAGATAAAACTATTTCTATCCATTGCTTATGCTTTGCAGCAATTAATAACATTGTTTTTTGTACCATATTTATTTTAGTGGGTCATATAAATCGCCAACTATTATTGGCAATCCTTTTTTATTTACTTCAAAACTAAAAGTATCAAAACAATATCCTCTACTCCTGCCACATTTGACTGTTGTCCAGTCTTTGTTAACTGTGTTAGCCTCTAAGGATATAACAGTTTCCGCTTTTTTTTCAAGAGCACTACCTAAGTGGCCCGTTCCCAGTTTAGAGCTTCCAAAGTTTTGATGTATTACATTTATTATATGCACATTCTGTTGCTGGCTTATTCTCATTAAAGCACTTACAAGCTCATTACTTTTTTCTATATTATTTACGTCAGGGCATAAGTCCGCTACGCCATCTAAGATTAAAAGTGAGGGCTCTTTTATATTTTCTTTTAGATAATATTCAATAAATTCTAAACGTTCCTTAAAACCAACCGTGCGCAGCGCAAATGTATGGTATTTATCTTTAAGAATATTGCTGTCCATATCTAATGGGCGTTTAAATACTTTAGAAGCATGCCACGAGCCTTGTTCCGTATCAATATAAATTAAATCTCCATTACCCCTATGACCTTTTATTTTCCCACTATAAATATTTGTGCCACTTAAATAAGCACTCGCCAGTAGCGAACAAAAAAAACTTTTTCTGGTTTTTGGAGGGGCTGTTATTACGCTTAAATTTCCATAAGTACCTAAAGCGATCGGTATAATACTATCACCTTTATCCGATTGTAAAACTTTTTCGCCATAACTTAGGCACACAGGCGGATATTCTAATTTTTTATTAATATCTATTTTGCAACTATCTGCAATAAATTCCATTAACATATTCTGTTCTGTTTCTTTTTCTGTCATTTGTTAAATATATAAAAAAAAGGCATAAGTTAAAAACCCACGCCTTTTAAAATTAAAATTTATTAAAACGGTAAATCATCGCTGACTACTTCCGCTTGTGGTTTGTCATCTCTTTCTGCCAACTTTACGCCATCATCTGAAATCCAAACAACTTTGCCATTACCTAAATATGTTTTAGCCATTTTCGCATCGCGCTCTTCTTTTGTTTGGCTATCCATAAAAGCAACGTTATTGCCAAATCTAGTTTCGTCTTGTATTCCTATTGTAAAATTGTAATATACTGCACCATCGCGGCCCTTTACAAATTTCTCTTTTGGCATTTTGTCCACTCGAATACTTCCATTAATTATTGCACCCATAATATATAAATTAAATTTTGGCATAGTCATAACACCCTATGCCTAGTGTTTTTTATTTGTTTATTAGTAATTGACTCTCTTCAATATTAAAATTTAAAAATTCAATTAGCTCTTGTTCATTTATTTCTTTTTTGTTTAAGTAAACTTTACCATCTTCAAATGTATTTTTTTCAAAAGTTATAAGATGCAGCCCTTTATATTGCCACCCTTTATCCATGCCTTTTCTAAATTGATTATCAAATAACTTTAACATTAGTCTATGGTCAGGCTTTAATTCTTTATTAAAACTTTTAAGTTCAATAATACGTAATTCTTTTTTATTTTTATCCCACAATACAAAATCAATATCATAACATCTAAAGCCCTCATAAGAGTCTCTTAAATTAGCCCTTATCCATTTACTAAAGAACATATCGTGATCGCGTGCGCCAGCTTTTTCTGGCTTTGTTTTAGGTAAAATATCTTTTAAAGAAAACAATGTGTTTTGTTGTATATTATTTTGCATGTTACTTTCTTTTAAAATCATCGCTTTCGTCTTCGCCAAATACGCCCAATTCATAAAACCCAGTGATTTTTAAAACGCTGCGGGACAATGCTCTTTTTTCCGCCATTTCCATCACGTACCAGGAATTGCAATTTCCATCTTTATAGCTTGCTCCTTTTAACGCACTACCAAAGGTCTGTATCTCTACATCTTCTTTTTTTGCAAATGCTTTTACAACTGCAAAATTTGGGTCACATTTTACAACCTCATAACTTATTAATATATTTTCTTTTGCAGCAATGCGCTCAATACCTTGTCTGGTGATTATTATATAATGTTGATGCTTATATACATCCGTGTCGGTTAATTCATACTTTTTGTAAAGTGCTACTAATTTTTCTCTATCCATTTTGTTTGTTTTTTAATTCATTAACAACTTCAATAAGTTCGTTTATTTTCAACATCAACCTATGCATATTTTTTGGTGTTGGCTCAAGCATTGTTACTCTATCAAAACCAACGTCTTTTTGAGTAGTTTCGCCACTATCCCAAGTTGATATTTCTTCAATGTTCTTTCTTTTTAATTCTGTTTTTGTTTCTTCCATTTTGTTATTGTTTAAATATTTGTGATACTTCTATTTTTGCTTTTAGTTCTTCTATCTTATTACATAAGGCCTCTATCCTATATGTATACTCGTCAAATTTAGTCTGGGCAGTTTCTTGCGAAAAATTATTTTCCATTATTGAATATTTATAAAGATTGATTTTACATTATCTAATTCTTTATATAATGCCATCTGCTCAAAAGCATCGCCAGAATATACTGCCTTACCTAGTTTATTTTCTAGTTCTTTAATTTTGTCTTTTAAATCGTGTTTTTGTGTTCTCATTCTGTTAAGTTTAAATTTTGCATAAAAAGATTATGCTTTGGTGATGTTTTTTCTGAATACCTATCTATTGCTTTTATAATAGTTTCTAAATTACAACCATCATATCTATCCCAGGTAATAATTGTTTTTAATTGTTTTTTTAATTTTGTTTTTTTAAAACTTTTTAATTCTGCAATTGTCATAATATTCTGTTTTATATACTTAATAAAAAATCTAGTTTTTGTTGTGCTGGTTTAAAACCTTTAGTACTTTTCACTATTACACCATTAAGCCATACTTGAAAATGGCCATTTAATAATGACACCTCAATAAGGTCATCTAATGAGTTAGTAAACATTAAATCTTTTTGTTCAAGCTCTTGTTTAATAAGTTTCATAATATTCTGTTTTAATTATTAATGATAAACAAATATAAACATTTTATTTAATAAAAAAACTATATTTTAAAAATATTTTAAAAAAAAGCAAAAAAAAAGGGTTAACATAAAGTTAAACCCCTTCTCTTTAACAAAACAGAATACCCAAATATACTACATTATATAGTATAAAAAAAAATATTAATCAATTAAATAACTATTAACTATCTCTTTATAATGTTTTATCATATCTAATAATTCGTCATTTGAAAATTTTACAATTTCTCTTGATTTAATATATAATTTTTCTGCCGTACCATCACCGTGCTTTTTATCTAAATTTTTTGAAAACAAAAATTGTTCGCCATATCTAAATACATTACACCCTGCACACTGAACAGCTACATTTAGCTCCAGCCACCTAGTTGCATAATGCTTTCTACTTTGGAAGTGACCGCATTGCATGCCATTTTTATAGTGCTCTTCTTTGCCGCACGTGAAACAAATAACATTCCCATTATGGTCTGCATCTTTTAACCTTATGTACTGGCTAAATATTGCATCCAGCTTTTTAACTATTTTGCTTCTTGATAATTTAGATGGCATTATCTATAACTTCTATTATATGTCTTAATTGGCTTTTTTCAAATTCACCTAGTGATTTATCGTCAATAATTAACAAGTAATAATCTTTCCTAACTTCGATACATTTAGTATTTTCCATATTTTATTTTTTTTTTAAAAATATAATTAATAACTTTACACTTTTTTATTACTTCAAATATATGAAATAAATAATTAAAAATATATATAAAAATATAAATCTAAAAATATATATAAATAAAATTAAAGAAATACTTAAAAATAAAATATAATAATTTACAAATAATGTACTACTCCTTTTTAGAAATATGTTTGTATTTTTCAATTCCTCTTGAGCCAAAATAAGCAACATAGGTTGTTATTAATAAAGATTTAAGCAAATCTATCCATTCCACACTTACCCCGAAAGCGATCGCAAGGCTATCCATAAGAATTAAAAGCCAAGTAGAAATTGTAAGAAAAATTAGCATCATTGGCCTTACATTTTTTGAGAGCCAACTATCACTAGACATGTCTGACTCCCAGCGTTTAGATATTTCTTGTAGTTCTATAATATCTAATTCAAGCAATTTTAAAGCCTCTTCTTTGTCTTTAGGCGTAAGTACCTCGTCTTTACTTATAAGCCCGCTAATTAGCTTTAAAACGCCTGCATCAGGCACTAAATCACTTGCAACCTTTAAAATGTTTGGGGCTGCTTTAGCAAGAAATTTACCTACTCTTGTATCTTTAAACTTTTTTTTACTCATTATTTCTTTTATTTCTTTTATTCATTAAATACCATTTATGTGCGGTATAAAAAATGGTTAAAAGTAAAAGTATAATCTTTAATGCTATATCGACGTTTGTCATTGAAAATAAAAAAGTTCCTGTATTTATAAGCAATGTTTTATAATCTGCTATCATTTCTTATTTATTTGTTTTAATTTGTTTATTGCCCACTCAACACCGGACGTGCCGCCCCAAGCATCCCACATAAGCTTGCCACACCCTTCTGAATACGGGGTATTTTTATGTTGTTGATGTCTTTTAAAAGAAGCCATTCTTGCTATTGTATCTCTAGAAATGTTTTCGCCTTTCGCAAGTTGGTTTGCCCTTTTTTTACCAGTAGCTTCGCCGCAGGAACCCCACCCATTTTTTTCTGCCCATTTTAAAGCCCGTTTGGCGTTATTAGAAGCACTTTTTGGATAGTCATTATATGTTTCAAGTTGTACTTCATAACCATTAAAATTATGATAACAAATTGCGATCGCTTGAGATTTATTGTGATATTGCATTAGCTGAGGCACGCACCTCAACATATAATCACTTTGTTGCTCTCCTGATTTTTTTTTAGGAATTGGCATTGTTGTAGTATTTGTATTGTCCGACTTTTCTTATGATTAGCACTTGCTTTCTGTTTTTTTCGCTTTTATAAGATACGTGTAGCCATACTGGATTGCGTCTGCCATACTCCCAAATTAATTGGTCAAAATCTAAGTTGTCTTTTATGTATTCAAACATTTCCGCATTAGTCTTTTTGCCCATGCTTGTAATGTCCATCGCCTGACCTTTCATATGGCTGCTAGTTAAACTCCCCTTAATTCCAGTGTTTAAATCTTCTGACCTAAACATGCTATTAATTTTAATTGGTCCGCCTACCCATTCCCTAAGCGGCTCAAAGACCTCTTTAGCTAACAATTTCATATTTTTTATATGTTCATCGTCTGGAGTGTTTTCTATTTTATGTTTTTTTGCATAGTTAGAATTTATAGCCTCTTTATATGAAATATGCTTGCTAATATTTTTGGTGCTTTTAAGCGTCTTTTTTGTAGCTTCCATCTTTTAAATTTATTTTAATTTTGCCGTATTTTTTTTCAATATCTTTTTTAAAATTTTCAGTTTTTTTATTATTTTCAGCAAACATGTGAGACAAAGTATGCACTTGCGTTTGCAATAAACCAATATCGTGCAAAACCGCTAATTTTTTTTGTTCAAAATCTTGAAATTTTTTTAATTCATTTTTTGATAATCGCTTCATTATATATTTTTTTAGTTAATATTCAAATATAACTAAATTTTTCCTTTTGGCTTAAAACCTGGCTCATCTCCTATTGGTAATGAGATAATTTTATAGTATTCAATAATATTTTCTGTGACATCATCTACATTTTCTGTTTCGTCCGGGTATATAATAAACTCTGTCATAAGCATATTTATCCCTTCTCCAAACCCAAAATTAATAGGCGCGCTTAAAGCATTTTGTATTTGATATAAATTTAAGTTTTTTAGTGGGCTAGGGAATGGTCCAAACTGGTCTTCTTCTGCACTAACTTTTATTTTATTTTGAAAAATAGGGTTAAATAAAAGCGCTTGTAATTTATCATCTGGCAGCCAGCTTATTATTGGTTGTGCAAATCTACCAGCATTGTATAAAAGACTATTGCCACCCTCAACTTCTTCTTGGTCGTTAGAATAAGCGCCTACATTGTAAGTTCTTAAATTATCTCTTTCGGGTCTTAAAAAAGTTGTTAATTCTATTTTATTCCCAGTATCAAATTTTATTGCTGGTAATCTATTTACAGAAAAGGCAAAGCCGTCTTTCGTAAGATATGGCGCCTTTAGGAAATCAATTTTTAAAGTTTGGTCTGTTCCAGCTTGGTCGTACCATTTAACAACCCTTAATGTTTCCCCTAGTGTTTGAAGATAAAATCTGTCTGCAACTTGTGTTTCTACTAAATCAAAAGTATTTTCTCCATTTGAAACTTGTATTACATATTGCTCTGCATTGCTTGTAAGGTTTCTAAGTGAGTATGCGCTTACTGGCTCCCCAAACTTTTCTATAAAAGACTGCTCCCTTGGTGCTCCACACTTTGCATAAGGTTTATAAACAGACCCCCAACCTATGGCGTTATCACATACTCCAGAACCCCACCAACTTTTTGTATATATCTCGTTTGCCATTATTTCTTTTTGTATTTTTTCTTTAAAAACACTTTCAGCTTTTCTATGTTTTTATTTTTTGGTTTGTATCTCATAAACTTAAAGCACCCAGCCGTTAAAAGTTGCCTCATAACTAGGATAAATATCATCGTTTTTATTGTTTGTATATTCAGGATATGTTGTCTGGTTAAAACTCATAAAATCAATAAAACGTCTTGAATACCACTCTGCATTTGTACGTGCTTTCTCTACTAAAAAATCAACTTCATTTTTGTCTACCGTCTGCGAATTTTCAGAATTATGTTTAAAAACTCCCCCGTTAGAAATTTGATACGCAGCAAATGGAATATAATTTCCCTGGGCATACCAAATCAACATGGTTACAATATAATCGTCAAGGACAAGCTTCCATCGGGCATTAGCAGGCAAATCAATACCCGCTACAATAGCTGCTGTTAAACCTTCATACATTTTAGTACCTATAATCTGTTGTATGTCGATTTCTTGCGCAATTTTAATAAAGAAAATAAATTTGTCGGTATTAATTGACCCGTCTAAAATCGAGTTTCTTACTAAGTCTGTTCTATTTATAAAAAGTACTGTCGCCATTTATCTTCTTTTATTAGTTGGTAAAAACCCCTCATTAGGCATATCTATTGGTTTTGTCCCCACAAGAGTGCTATTTCTTTTTTGCTTAAAACCTTTTCTTTTTGCTTCTCTTACACTTATAACAGGGGCTAGGGGACTATTAACATCGATACGTTTGCTATCTAGTTTAAACATATACGTTTTGCGCATCCAAAAATGATGGCAAGCACCGCCTCCTTTATATAAATCAGTTCTTTCGCCCCCTTTGTGTAGCCAAATAGAATAGGTATCTACTCCCTTGGGCCCCCAACCTGGGTTCACGGCCATTGTGCTCATTGCTATAATATCTTCATACCGATATATTTTTTTAGCTTTTATCATTTTTTCGCAAAAACTTCTTGTAACATTTTTACCGTCCTTGTCAAACGTGTCTTCTAAAGGTGAGTATTGATATCTCACTTTAAACGCCAAGCCTTTAACATCTTTATCTTGTTCTGACTTTGCATTAGGTCTTGCTGTCCCAGTAGACACAAATTCCCAAATTTTAGATAAAGTGCTTTTTTTCTTTTTGTTTAATTCGTCAACCTGATAATTTAAAGCCTCCTCTTCGTCATAATTAACTTTTCGTTCGTCAATTAATTCCCACTCGCTTAAATCCTCCTCTTCCCCGAGGTCTTCTAATTTTACTTCTTGATGCTCTTTACAAGGCATATAATAAACAACTCCATCTTGTTCATGCTCGTGATACCCTTCGCAATTTTGTTCTTTGGCTTTTGCTTCCGCCTCTTCTATTGTTTTATAGGCCTCTTTGCCATCAATTTTTTTTAAGTTAATAGCCATTTCAACTCCAGTTTCCTCTTCAATGGTTTCTTTATCTTGTAGCAGGTTATCCACCTCTGTAAATTCTAGTGGCTGTAAGGTCGTAAAGTATAGGTTTAAGGAGATATCGTTGTAAGCTAGTATATTATCAAAGCTGTCAATTAAAAGCTCCTGAAATGGCCTTATAACGGTGTTGTCCATTAGAATAGAGGCAGTTTTTATTTCGTCCGCATTTGACGAAAAACCACTTGATGTTTTTATCCCTAATAAAAAAGGTGACACAATTCTATGAGCAATTTGAATTTTCTGGGTGCTCTCCTCTGACAAGAATTGATACTGATTGTGCGCGTCGCTTAATTGCACAGGCGTAATTTCTGCCTGGCTTTCTTTGTTATCATTAAAGGCTATGATAAACTTGCCCGCATTGTTGGTCCCAGAAAATTTTTGCGCTATTTTTGTTTCTATTAATTGGCGCTCTTGCTGATTAGGTGTCCCATTATTAAAATTTATAAGCATTGACGGACTAAGGCCCGAACGTATGTTATTGATGTGATAGTTTGACACCTCCTCTTCAAGCTCACAATACTGCAATCCTCCCTGATAATCGACAGGAGAATAATAATAAAAGCCTGATTTGTAAGGTTTTATATAGTATATCTCTATGCTTTCTTTAGACATACCAAAAGCTGGTATTCTTAAAGGCTCATCAGTTTTTTTTATGTTTGCCCAATCATTATAATAATAATAAGCTGGTATATCGCCATCTTCATTGCATTTTTCTGCCCTTAAAGTTTCAATAGGCATGTGCTCTAATTGAACAATCTTGCTCCTGTCTTTGTTATAGATAACCTGGATTGCCGCTTGCCCCATTAATTTTAAATCATAACAACATCTTCTTACAACATCTTTTCTAAACAAAGAAATCATTTGAGCATACTCATTAGGTTTTCGGTTGCTATCCGTAGCATTTAAACCTTTACCGTAGATTGCTTGCGAAATGCCATTTATAGCCGCATTGTTTGTTGGAGAGCCATTATACCGATCGATTAAAAACTGAAAATAATTATTATCTTCTCCGTATTCAATCCAGTTTGCGCCATTAACTTCTTTTACTTCTGGAGACGTATATGTGCTAAGATTAACAAATCCAAATTCTGATACTTTTGTTTTGCTAAATTGCCCTTTGCTATTTCTTTTTTTCATATTACAATATAATCATTATTAAAACCATCATATTCGTCATATTGGCCTTTATTTAATTTGTAGAAATCATTTAAAATTTGTATATCATCTTTTTGCGCTGTGCAAAATATTCTATCCTTAAAAATCACTACTTCTTTTGTATCATCTACATAAATAGTTAAATCGTAAAAGTGTCCCTCTACCAAATTTGTATATGTAGAATTATAAACTTGAAACTTATCGTTATCAATAAGAATATTTCCAAGTCCCGCAACTCTTGGCACTAATATATAATCTACAGATACGTTTGTGCTATCATCTCTTATAGTCATAAAAGCGCTAGTAGAGTATTTCCTAGGTATGCAAGTAAATCTGTTGCCGGCTTGTGGTTTAAATAAAATCATCTATATATATAACGTATAAAAATTACTTATTTGTAAAAACAAAAAAAAGCACCCAATTAAGGATGCTTTTAAATATAATATAATTAAACTTTAATTTGGATTGATAACCCCAGTATCATTTATATCTGGTCCACCCCCTAGTGCAAACTCTAAAAATAAAGGTGCGGTTTCTTCCATTCCTTCTAATACAAGAGTAAATCCTGAGAGGTCTCCCGCGGCTGCTCCAGTTACAACTGTTCCACCAGTTACTTCCATTCCATTCTCAATACCACAACCAAAGTAGTTGCCATAGTAGTCTTCAACAATTACATTAGGTCTTGCAACCGCTATAAGCTGCAGTTGTTGTTGAGTACAAGCATCAAGATACGTTAGCGTTAAATTTAAAGTTTGGGTATAAAAAGTTGTGCCATTTTCTCGAGAAGATGTTACAGCCGTTTCCAAGCTTGAACTTCCTTTTACCTGGTACTGAAACCATTTTGTGTCTGCACTAGCAATGTAAACAATTGTTGATGCACAAGTTTCTTCGTCATAAGTAACTTTATCTATAAGACCAAAATCCTTAAAGTACACATTTTTAATTCCGCCAAAAGCGCTTTTACACGGTAAATTTCTTCCCGCAGTCAATAAACAAGCCATATTTTTTTTTGTATTATGCTGATTATCAAGCAGTTACACCTGCATCAGCGTTGTTATTTTAAAAAAAAGAGGTGAGCAGATTAACTACCCACCCCTTTATTAATTAATTGTAACTATTTGATTATCAAACAATTACGCGTATTCTACTAAATCTTCAGAAATTCCGAATTGTACAGCAGAGGTAAATCTCATAATCATTCTTACATTGTTACTTCCATCAAGGTCCGCCATATCCAAAGTCTTAACTTCGTTTGTTGAATTTAAAAGGCCAGTTCCAAAGTATAAATTTGAGCGTTGTGCCGCATACATTTTGTTGTCAGCCATTCCTGGGCAAACAAAGATTTTAACGCCATTCACCGTAAGGCTTCCGTTGTTCCACCATTGTGTTCCCATATTAGCCACACCATTTGCGCCAAGTCCATTAGCAGCAAACCCGCCAAGTGCCTGAACATATAATTTAGCTGCCTTACTTCCGATATAAACAAATAAATCTTCTTTACCATATAATGCTGCTGGAATTGCATCAACTACTTTAGATAGCTCCGTGATAATATTTGCGGCGTCTAAACCACCCGCTACTGCTGCTACTTGCTGTGCTGCTGGAATATCTCCTGCGGCTGCTGCTACTGCAATTAGTTTTTCAAACCCATCAAAAGAATTGTTTGTTGCTGCTGCAGTATCTCCTTGCCATATATTAAATTCCGTATTCTGCGCAACCTCCGCAGCCACGTGAGCAATCATAAAGTCTGCAAATTTTGGAGGAAGTGTTTGGCCTAAACCAAATCCCATAGACTGGCTTTCCCAATCCTCAACAAAATCGTACTTACAAAGCTCTAGGTTTACCTGTAATTCTTTAGGCTCTAATATTCTCTCCGTTAAAGTTACAGACGAATTAGGTACAAAAGCACAACCCGCAGTTGTTACTATTGAACCAGTTGCTAATTTTTTTAAAACCTCCTTAAATGAGATATTCGCCTTTACAGTTAATCCTCCATCATCAATAGTTGATGCAGAGAGAAGACTCGCCGCAATATACTCGCCAGCGAATTGGCCCGCATAAGTAGAATTTACTACTACGGCTGTTGCTAAATTTACGTTTCTTTTATTCATTTTTATTTATTTAATTTATTTAATACTCTATCTAGTGTTGTGTTAAATTGCCCTTTACCAAATTGCACTTTTGTTTTTTGCGATGCTTTTGCTTCTGGGTTATGTCTAATAGGCTTAACGGCAGAGAGCTCTTCTTTTACATCTTCCATTTCTTTTTTTTCTTTCTCAGCCTCTACTTTGTCAGCTTTCAAATCAGCAATGGCATCCTCTAGGTTTTGAATTCTTTTTTCCATTCCTTTCCAATCCGCAACATCTGCTTCTTCTTCCATTTCTTTTTTTTCTTCTTCTTTTAAATCTTCAGTTTCTTCAACTTCTTCTTTAACTGGCACCTGATCGGACACCTCACGGATATCTGCTATCATTCCTTCTTCTTCTACAACAACCAG